CGGCTGGTGGAACCATTCGTGCTTTCATCGTCCTTGATCGCCACGATCAGTTCTACAATGCGACGAACAACGCAATCCTCGGCGGATATCCTCCGGGCATTGTTATCGCCAACTGAGGTGGATCATGAAGAGATGGTCCTCATGGGGAGTGGGGGCGGCTGTTGCTGCCCTTACTGCCGCCATTGTCTACGGACAACAACTTGTCCCAACGACACTGACTGGTAACGAAGTTGCTACGTTTGCTATTGGTGGCCCGGGCGGTCCAAGCACCTTCGTTTCGGTTGCTCAGCTTCGGAACTCTACTGGCTACATCTTGAATGCCGTTACGGCCAGCTTGACGATTCCGAACAACACCAATCGCTTCATCATCACGGCCCAACCGGCTGTAGCTACGATTCTTCTGCCGGTTTCGCCAGTCTTTGATGGATCGATGATCGAAGTCATCAATGGGACGGCCGCAGCCTTCGTGACCAACGCGGTGACGATCCAACCGAACACAGGTCAGACCTTGGTCGGTGGCAACGTCACTATCACTACCCTTGCTGCGGGAGCCAGCGTTGAGTTCCAGTATTCGCTTAGCAACAACACTTGGTACCGACTAAGATGAGATGCTTCGCGGCGCTTCTGGGCCTGTTGCTTGCGTCTACGGCGGCGCAGGCCCAGATTGCTCCAATCGTCTCTGCTGGAGCATTAACAAGGGAAGTCTGTGCAACGCCAACGGTAACGGCAGCAAGTGCCTATGTCGCTGGTAACGTTGTCGGCGGCCTGATCACACTTACCGCCTTCAGATCTTCGGCTCAAGGTGCCCCAGATAACGGTGGCATCATGCAGTCAATCCGAATCACTTCGAAGTCAGTGATTGCTGGTGAAATGGACGTCTTTCAGTTCAACGCGAACCCAACGAACACAACCTTCACTGACAAGACCAATCCAGCAATCAACGCCCTTGACGTTACCAAAGTCCTTCCGATGATCGCAATGGCCACTGGCTCATCGAAGCTCGGAACAATGACAGTTTGGGGCGTCGATGGCCTTGGTAGGGCTCACGTTGGAACGGCAGGGCAAAGCGACTACTTCGTAATGGTCACCGCTGGAACTCCAACCTTCGGGACGACGACAGATGTACAGTTTTGCGCGACGTACCTTCTTGATTAGTGCTTCAGCCTTTGTAGCGACAAGTGCGGAGGCTGGAATCATAATCAGAAGGATCCTCGGTAAGGCTACGGTTGGAGGTGGAGGTGGCCCTCCAGTTGGAGCGACAAGGGTCGATACGACTTTAGCGAATAATCGGGAAGTCACTAACCTCGTCGATATAAGGGTGACCAACTAATGGCAAACGTCCGAATCCAAGACCTGACGGCTGGTCCTGCGGTAATTGCCGCTGCCATCTATGAGATGGAGAATCCGGTTGGGACGAGCACGAAGCAAACGATTACTCAGCTTCAAACCTTCATGCAGGGTAATCTTGCCTCGCCTATTGCCCGACTGGATACAGCAGATCAGACGACAACTGGTGGAAGCAACGTTACCTCGCTTTCTCTTACCACTGGCAATATCACGATTGACTGTGGAGCAAGGCCACTTCAGTTTATCACGGCCAATACTGCCGCTTGGACCATCACGGCTCCGGCTAATGATGGAAGTTGTATGCTTCTTATCACTATGCCTGCTGCTTCTGGCGTGGTGCCGACTTTCTCAGGCTTTAGTGTTGGCAGTAATACTGGTGATACTATCACTAACGCTGCCAATGCTAAGTTCACTTTGAGTATCTGGCGAATCAACGCAATCTCAGGGTACCGCGTAGCGGCTCATCAATGATTAAACCACTTCATCCACCGAACTTTATGCCTGGGGTCCATGACCCATCGGTGGCGGCGTGGATCAATGCAGTTGCGATTGCTGGCGGAACAGTTAGTAATCAACGACGGAACCTTGTTGATGATCTTATAGTAGGCTTAAAGAGTGATGGGGTTTGGCCAAAGCTTGATCGGCTATGGATTTATGCGGCAGAGAATCAAGGGGCCGCTTTGACCGACATGGCTCTTTTAGCTAAAGCGACAGCTATTGGTGGACCACCATTTACTGTGGATCGAGGCTTTGCAGGGCAGCTTACCGCTTATCCGACCGCTTACATAGATAGTGGCTTTAGGGAGCAGGCTGGCGTAGCGTTTAAGCTGAACGATTGTCATATTGGTGCTTGGGCCGTTACGACTTGTGCTGGCGGTTATATGGTGGGGCAGATCGGCCACGCAGCGGATACGACGAGTTCGATCCTTGATAATGGAACGCTGATTCATATTGACTGTACGGATTCAACCGGCAATGGGCCCAACTTCACCTATACGGCGGGACAGAACCTTGGACACTTCGTGGGTTGCCGCACTAGCTCAACAGCACTCCAGCTATATCACAACGGCGCTTCTGTCGGTACGGCAAGTAGCACAAGTGGCTCGATTACTAACGTTAGTTGGACTTGGTCAGTTACTTGTATCGACGATCATAGTGCTGGACATGTGTCGGAGAATGGAAGCACTGGTATCCTTGCAGCGGTTAGTGCAGGAGGAAGTCTAACCGCGGGTGATGCTACTAACTTTTACAACCGCCTTCGTACTTACATGACGGCCGTAGGCGTTCCATGATTCCGCAATTTGTACCAACTGCATTTATGCCACAACCGGCCGCTGGTGGTGCTTATAGCGGGCCGGGCGATGTGGTGAGTGGCGCTACCGCCTGGTGGGGCCTGCGCGGATATAATGCTGCCGTCAGTAATGGCAGCACTAAAAGCGTGAATGTGCGTCGTTCGTCTGACAACACTACGCAGGATTTTGTCATTTTATCTAATGGCAATCTAGATGTTGCTTCGATTTCTTCATTCATTGGCGGCGGCAACGGTTTTGTTACCACCCTCTACGATCAGTCCGGCACCAATAATTTGACACAGGGGAACGCGGCTAATCAGCCGCAATTGATTCTTTCCGGCCTGGGAAGCCTGCCGATCATGCAATCGACGGGCAGTCAATTTATGTTTGTTACCACATCGACCGTTGATACTCAGCCGTTCACCGCGTCAGCGGTTGCGATCAGAACGGGCTCTTTCACCTCTAGCGGCATGTGCCTTACCTCGCAATCGCCGTTCGTACAACTTGGATTCCAGAGCGTCGCCAATACGCTACATTTCTTTGCCGGGACCGACATCAATGTTTCCGCGAACGACAACGTATGGCGGTCGCTTAATGCCGTTTATAATGGCGCATCCAGTGTTCTTTATGTGGATGGTACGGCCAACAGTGGTAATGCCGGAACTAACAATTGGGGCAGCGCTGGCACCACTTGGGGATTTATGGGTTTTGTTGGCGGCAGCTATATTTTGAACGGCGATCAAACCGAGGGCGGCCTCTGGCCGATAGGTTTCAGCGCGACGCAAGCGGCAAACATGAGCACCAACCAGCACAGCTATTGGGGCTTCTAACATGACACCAAATGACCGCTTCCTTCTGTTCAAGAATATCGATGACGCAAAGGCCCGCTCTGCGGAAGCAGCAACCGGCCTCAACTGGCGCCACGCCGACCACGACACGATCGGCAGCTATTGGTGGGAAACCATCGAGCTGACCGACGGCCAAGGTGCCGTGGTGATCCAGCCGACCGGCTCGGGACCGTTCGATGAGAGCCACACGCTTGACGATGGCACCACGCACGGACTGACCGATCAAGAAGTCAAGAAGCTGAATTCTTACTCTGATATCGAGCATCTACTTCCACCACCTCCAACGCGACCATAGGAGAATCCCATGGCTAGAATGCGCCTACAACAAGCTGCTGTTCTCGATCATATCAAGCGAAAGGTCGGGCAGACCGTTGCTGACACACCCGGGAATGCCCAAGCGGGAGACATCGTCTGGACGAGCCTTAGCGCCGCGACTTGGGCACCATACATGATCGCCCTTGACGCTTCTGCGACGACGATGATGAACGCCTCTCGCTTCGCTAATACTCCTGCTCCAAGGCCGGATGGCGTTACAAGTGTAGAGGGATAACATGGCCAGATGGAAGCTGAAAGCTCCTCACTACATCCTGATTCAAGGTAGTGAGTGGCAATACATCGAGACTGACCTTCAAACTGGAAGGCAGATGAGAAAGATGTATGCCGTCCCGGCACTTCTCGATCCGAATCAACCTGGGAATTCACAGGAGAGGCCAAATGACGGAGCAGGAGGATACACAGTCTGCTACGAAGGAAGAGGACAGCCCAACGATTACGTCTTCGCAGGTGATCCAACACCGGATATGGAACCTATTGACGATGAGGCAAAGGTCATCTCAGCGTCGAGGAAGGAGTTCTGGAAGCATCCCATTGAGGATCTGCCAGTATCCTATAGCCAGTCCATACTTAATGATCTTCAGCGACAAGTCGCAGACCTAGCGGTAGCTGGAATGAATGTGACGCCGATAAACCAGCCACCAAGGTCGCTCAAGGGGATTGATCCAAGTGAGTTCGCAAAGCTTCAAGAACAGGTTCAAGCTTTGATGGAAGCGAACGCTCAGCTTCAAAAGAAACTGATGGAGCGAGGTACTAGGAGGATCTGATGCCTCAGATAGCATTTCTGGCTGGAGGCTCTGGTGCGGTTGGCCCAACCTCCGGTGGGAAGATACATGCTAACAACAACTTGAGTCCGACACCGCAGCAACTTGTCGGAGGGAATCCGCAAAGGGTAAGCATCACCTTCCATAATCCGGGGCAGGTTGATGTGATGATCTACCCTGGGGCCGACTGGCAAGGGAATCCGATAGCTGCGACTCCAACAGCACTTGGCGGTTGTCTTAGGGTACCTTCGGTTAACGGGTACTTGCTAATCACTGGAGAATGCCAAGGATCTTGGTTTGGCTTTACCCTTGCTGGTCCAGGCGGGAATCCGTTGACCATTATGGAGAGCAATATATGAAGAAGCTAGCTCTTCTTGCACTGCTGCTTTCCACTTCTGCCCAGGCTCAAGTTATTGGGTCGCCCCCGGGTCAGTCAACGGCTGGTGTTCCAATCATTTCAACGCAACCGAATGCTTATCCTTGTAGCCCGCAAGTCGCTGACCCGCCTATTGGCTGTAGCTTTCCTCTTTGGCAGTATCCATTGATATCCGGGATTACCTCTCCCGGCTTTACCGGCCATGTAATGACCACGCTCGATCAGAACGTGGTCTTTGGTGGAAACAATGTTTATCCTTTCGGGGTTCTCGGTCAGAATCCGTATGTTCAAGGGACTAACGTACATGTTCTCAATTCTGCCGTTGGTCGGGTTCATGCACTTCGGTTCACCTCGGCTTCACTGACTGGATCTCCGATAACCATTAGCTTTCAAGATACCAGCACTAATAACGTTGATAGCGCAA